AACAAATTTTTTACTGCCTTGAGGGGCAGCTTCGATTCCTTTGATATGAATTAGATATTCCATAAAATGAGTTTTATTCCAGAAAATACACCATTTATAGCACTTCCATCATCTTTAAAAGGTAAAGTAACACCGCATCAACTGACAGTTTTATGGGTTTTGCAGAGTTACTATCCAAACATCTGGCCCAGTTATGCCACTATTGCCAAAGATGCGATGATGTCCAGATCAACAGTAATTAGAACTGTAAATGAATTAGTGAAGCTAAATCTATTGCAAAAGCAATACAGGATTGATGAATTTAATCAGAAAACAAACTGCTATAGAGTAACAATTTGGAGTCAATGCAAGGCATTACCAGTACAAGACCCATCATTTCATGGGGGGTATCTCACAGGAACTAGGGGTAGTGTCACACAGACACTAGGGTGGTGTCAGCCTGATACTGGGGTGGTGTCAGATATACACCCTAAGAAAAACAAATTAACTAAAACAAATAACTATAAAACTAATAAAAGTTTTTCTTCACAAAATTTTGATAACTTTTGGAAAGCATACAAAAGCATCCCTACAACAATGCGTGTTGTATCGCAATCCAGAAAGCTTGCAGAGGTACAATTTATGAAATTAAGTAAAAACATACAGGCAAGATTACTTCAATGCCTTGAGGCTGATATAACAGCTAGAAAAAAACAATTAAAACAGGATAAATTTTCTCCTATGTTTCCCGATTGTTTTCGTTATTTAAAAAATGGACAATTTGAACAGTATTTAGAGTTGCCAACTGTAAAGAAAACAGCTACATTTAAAAAACCCAAAAACACCCCTTTTTAAAAACACCCCATTATGTTTACAGATAGAGAATTGTGGCTGATTCAAGGTGCCATAAATACCCAATGTATTAAACTTTTAAAAAAAAGAAAAATAAGCGATATTGAACAATATGAAGCTATTGAAAAAAAATTAGGTATAGGAGTAGCAAATGAAAAACTATAAACGTGCAGCTATAGACAGGGAAGTAACCTTCAACATTCCTGACTACGAATGTTTTGCCTGTAATGATTCAGGTATTGTCCACAATTCTGATGGACTTATTAACAATCACTATCCAGACTATGACATTCTCGATAATGGAAAAAGATCCACAGGCTCAGATCTAGCTTTAATCTGTCATTGCTCTAAAGCTAACACACAGCATGATATAGATGGTTCAATAATCTCTCATGGATTTAGAACTGATACAGGTCAAATTAGAAATAATTTAGGGGTTGATATTCCTATTGATGTCGCAAGAGATATTCACAATCTCAGAAAAAAGCGATGGTATGACACACAAAAGCTTATGAACAAAATTATTGCTAAAAACATTAAGCAAAACAAAACAAACTTACCGCCAGAAGTGCAGAAAGTTAAGGATCAGTTAAGAACTTTTACCATGAAATCATTATGAAAACCTACAAATCTGCTATCTGTGCAAAAAATGAAGAAGAACATAAATTTCATTTAAAATATCCAAAAGGTTGCAATTTTAAAGAACTTCACGAATATAAATGGCCCGTTAGAAAACAATGGGGATATTGGATTTTTAGGTCAACAAATCTTGTATTGGAATTGCAAACAAAAAAAGGTGGTTGGGCTTATGAAGTTGACCTTGAAAGAATAAACAGCACAGCACAAATGTTAGATTGGATTTTTCAACTTAATCATAAAAGAAGATATGGTGATAGTGTTTACGGAGATCAAGAACAAGATTTGATTGGAGATTTAGTACAAGCCTTTGACGATATTTTTAAACCACAAGCAAATTGTTGTTCATTTGGTAAAGAAAAACAATTTAATGGATCTAAACTTGCAACAGAATACGCAAAAAATTTAAAAAACTACAATAAAGCTAATAAATGACTATTGATGAAAAAATTGCCGCTGCTAAGCAAAGGATCATTGATCTTAAAAAACTTATTTCTTACTGGAAAAACTATGAAACAAAAAAAAATTAAAAATATGACTATCAATGAGTTAAATACTTACACTTTTGAATGTCTTAACTGTTTAGAAACACAAAACAAAATTCTTGAATACTGGAAAGAAATTTTTTATTCTTGCAATTATCACTTAGGTCGCAAACCTAAACTAGATGAAATAAAAAAACAAGAAGAGCTTGCAATTACAACTATAGATAACCTACAAGAGGTACTAATAGAACTACAAAAGTATCAAGAAGCCTACGTTCAAACCTGTAAAAATCAAATCAACACCTTAAAGACAGAACAATGACTACCAAAAAAACTATTAAAAAACCTAAATATCCGAAACATTACATCAATCTTGTAGAAGAAACAAACCTTTTTCGTTTAGTTTTTGATGGCCTTGATGGTGTTCCAATACCTTATAAGCTCAGATTATCAGAAATTGGTGCTAAAAATATTCAGACTGCTTTATGCAATATGCCTGTTTTTGTTAGTAACAGAGAATTTTGGGGCTATAAAGGTTGCCCATCTGATGAGGAATATAGAGTTTTTTGTGGTGATAGCACTGGCTATTATCGAAAAAATAATTCTGATTACGGCACAAATTATATAACTTTAGATAGTCACGATGAAATGGCTTTGATAGCACTAGCAAATGTCTTAAGTGACGCTAGATGCTGGAAAGAATATGAATAAAATCGACAAAAACCAGCAATTCAAGCTACATTTAGACTAATAAAATCCTTAATTTAGTGGCAAAAGGTAGATCTAGTAAAACAGAACATAACTTCAGAATTAATAAAGTTGCTAAACTTTTGTCTGTTGGTACTACTAGATCAGAAATAATACAATTTGTTGCTAGTGAATGGGGTGTTAATGAAAGATCAGCAGATTCATATATGCAACACGCTAGGGCTATTTTGAAAAAAGACTTTGATATTGACAGAAGGCAATTTACTGCTGAAGTCTTAGCTCAATACGCATCACTACAAAAAGAGGCCAGAAAAGGTGGTCAATTATCTGTTGCATTAGGTTGCATCAACTCAATGGCAAAAGTAGGTCAGGTGATGTCTTGAGCATACTAAACAGGGAAGGATCTGTATTAGATCACATAGGAAGTAGATATGTTGATGTTGATACTGATGACTTATTGCATAGGATCAGGGCTGACTTGCACCCACCCCAGCAACAGTTCTTTGATAATCAAAATGAAATAGTTGGCCTTTCTGCTGGATATGGTGCTGGTAAGACAAGAGCTTTGTGTAGTATGGCTGTTAAGCTGGCAGCTATGAATATTGGATTTATCGGTGCGATCCTAGAACCTGTTGCACCACTTATCAGAGATATTTGGATTACAGACTTTGATCAGTTTCTTGAGCATTATGAAATCCCTTACAGCTTCAGAGCTAGTCCACTGCCAGAATATACTTTGCATTTCAAAGAAGGTGATAGCAAGCTTTTATGCAGAAGTTTTGAAAACTACTCAAGGATTATAGGCTTAAATTTATCGCACGTATTAGTCGATGAAATCGACACAGTTTCCCCAGCTATTTGTGATAAAGCATTTCCCAAAATACTTGGTAGGTTAAGGGCTGGTAATGTTCGCCAGTTTGCCGCAGCTAGTACACCAGAGGGATTTAGGTGGCTATATAACACCTTTGGCACTGATGAAGCAAAGGAAAGAAAAGATAGGCAGCTAATCAAAATGAGGACTCAGGATAATAAATTTCTGCCTGATGACTTCATTGAACGTATGCAAGCCAATTATGATCCATCAATGTTACAGGCATATCTCAATGGAGAGTTTGTCAATTTAACCACCGGCCAAGTCTATAGTCGCTTCACCAGAGACCAGAATGTCACAAACATCAAGCCTGATATTGGTCTTGAGCCGCTAAGAATTGGGATCGATTTTAATATTCAGAATACAAATGCTGTAATTGGTATTGTCCAAGATCAAAAATTGTTAATATTTGACGAAATATCTGGGGTTCACGATACAGATGCTTTGGCACAAACTATTAAATCAAGATACCCTATGAACAAGATATATATTTACCCAGATGCGAGTGGAGGAAACAGGAGTACAAACAGCAGCCAAACTGATATTGCCATTTTGCAGTCGTATGGGTTCAGTAATCAATCGCCTCGCAGCAATCCACCAATCAGAGACAGGGTTTCTTCCGTACAGGCTCTTTTATGTAACGGCAAGGGGGAAACACGTTTATATATCCATGCCAGTTGCCGAAAGCTAATAGAATCAATGGAACTTCAAAGCTATAACGATAAAGGAGAGCCAGACAAAGAATCTGGATATGACCATATGGCAGATGCTCTTGGTTATCTTATCTGGAGAGAATTTAATCCTTTGTTTGCACGTGCAGGGCGACCAACAGGAATTAGAATATATTAAAAGTAATGATACTATGAGGAAAAACTGTGTATAGCTCTTTAAATATTTACAACCAACCTATAGCACAGGCTGTATCAACTGTTGAATCACCAAATGCGGCATATCAACGCATGGCACAGTTTTGGGATTTGATAACAGACTTGAAAGAAGGCACATACAAGATCAGAAGTGAGCATAGAAAGTACTTACCACAAGAGGCACGTGAGACTGATGATTCCTATGACGTAAGGTTATCAAGATCAACTGTTGTTCCTTACTTGCAACGAATTGAGAAAATGCTGGCTGGCATGATAACAAGAAAACCTGTAAGGCTTGATGATGTATCTGACTTAGTAAGAGAACAGTTATTTGATGTTGACCTTGAGGGTAACGATCTCAATGTCTGGTTATATGAAACAGCAAG